GCCCCCTTTCCCACAAGGAAAGGAGGCTAACTCACATCAGTGGCGGGTTCACGTGGAATACTGTGTACCCACATGAATCCGTTTCCATCCGAAGGAATGACCATGCCATATTTTGACGTTGTGAACATCCTCCAAGCCGGCAATGCCGACTTCGTGGCTGTTTCCAAGCCGTCCGGGAGTGTTGTTACACCCCTGAGCGGCGGAGCGTTCGTGCGCGAGGCATCAATCGAGCGAGGTTTTCGAACCAAGCCACCGATTGCTACCAAGGTTACGACCGTTCCCGACAAGACTGCTGATCCATATTCATGGTTTACCGACCTTCAAGCTTTGAAGCAGAGAGCCGCCCTTGCGGACGGTTTCGATGCTTCACTCTTTCGGGTCGATAAAGGTCACCCCTGGAAATTGGAGAAATTCTCCACCAGAGGTGAACCCATGAACTGGCGGTGTTCACGCAGCATTTGGTCAGAAGACTTGGTTTTCCAAGGCTTCCCCACTGTTGCGTCCACCACCCGTCTTCAAAGCGGGTACTACGTACCGCCCGAATCCGATCTTGGATCTTGGGCAGCTTTGAAGTATGGACAGATGGCGCCTACTTCTGATCGATTCTCAGTTCCTGCTTTTATTGGTGAGCTCCGTGAGGGGCTTCCCAATATCATTCCTGCCATGGCGAAAGCCAAGTCAGGTGCGGCGCTTACGCGTCGCGCAGGTTCTGATTATCTGAACGTTCAATTCGGCTGGCTGCCGCTCTTGAACGATTTGCGTAAGATCGCCGAGGCTCTTTACAGAGCTTCACAGGGACTTTTTGAGCCCTGGGGCGCTACGCACAGAAGTAGAGGGGAGAATCCATCAGTTGATACACAGGAAGCCACAGGGCTTTCTGTGACCGGAGCAGCGAGTGGCGATTATTTCGACACTCCGTTCCGATCTTATCTGGATGGATCAGGCGTCTCAACCGACGGCCGCTTCATAGGGACTGGTGCTGTTTTCAGCAACGTGTCCACTAGGAGATGGCTCGAGGGTGAGTTCGTCTACTTGCCCAAGGCTGGCTTCGATCCGACCAAGTACGAAGAGCGGTACGATACCCTCTTCAAGCTTGATCTGACTCCTGCTGACCTTTGGCAACTTGCTCCCTGGTCATGGTTGGTCGATTGGTTTTTCGATATTGGAAAAGCAATCGAGAGCTATGAAACAGCTCTTTCCAACCGTGTTCTGAGCACGTACATGTACGCTATGGAGGAGACTGTGTCAACAACACAGGTCCTCGTGACCGACCTTCGAGGCCAAACCGGTGTTTCTTACACCGGCCCTCGCTCTTGGTCGTTCCAGTGGGAGTATTCCCGCAAGCGTCGTATACGTGCGAACCCCTTCGGGTTCACCCTGAATCCCGAAAGTGCGCTAACCGCTGCACAATTCGCTATTCTGGGTGCGCTGGGCCTCACAAAGGTCCGTCGCTGAATCACAGTGGCAAATCATACCCACCGCAATACAAGGAGAACCAATGCTCGCTGATCCTCAGTCTGTTACCATCTCGGCAACAGCTGTTTCGCTTCCGAAGCTCGAGGAACGTTCTGAGACGAACGTTTACACGAATCGGACGGAGAACGTTGACCTTTATGTCACCCAGAAGGTGGACAAGAAGGGCATCGCTCGTTCCACCACCTCTCTCGTGAAGAACACCATCGTCACGGACCCTGTTACGGGTCTGAAGTCGAAGGTGCCCTACTCGATTTCTGTCGGCTCCATGATCCCTGTTGGGATCACTGTCGCGGAGGCCGAGGCGCTTTATGACGCCCTGACCACCGCACTTGAGGCGTCGACGAAGGCTCTTCTGAAGAAGATCCTGGGAGGTGAGCGATAAGCGGCCTTGAGGCCATCATCATCATGGGCGTCGTTGTGCTGATTTCGATCAGCATCGCCGCCTTTGGGATGATTGCCTCTCGCCGCTAGATCAGAGTGCCATTGGCTGGATACCTACCCCCTTTGACAGGAGGAGATATGAAAAGCCTGGCAACTCTCCAGCTGGCCGTCCTAGAAGATCTAGGACGTTACTTCGCCACTGATGTGCGGAAGGACGCAGAAACTCTTCTGCGCCGCACTGAACACGAAGGTGAATCGTTTTTGACGATCACCCTGCCATCTTTCGGAAAGTCCCTTGAACAAGGACTCGCTGAAGGAAAATGGCCGGATCAGGGCTTTCTTGGTTTCAAGAGAGTCCGAGGTCTCCCCGCTTTCATGCGAGGTTTCCTCATCCGTGTGTTCGATGAGCGTGGATTCATTTTGGATGACCCTGATGCTGACGCAGTATGGGGCATTCGTCAGGTGTGTTACCTGACGGGCAAGATGGACCGCACCTGCACTCCCGAAAGGGAAGCAGATGCTCTCCGTTCTTTCATCCAGACTGACCGCGAACTGGCTGCCCACTTTCGTACAGGTGTTTCGCCTGACGATTGGGAAGCGTTTGAGAGGCGCTTCTTGCAGCTGTTCGGAGAGATTCTCGATAAGATTGAGACGAAAGTCTCTTCTTTCGAGCTTCTCCCTCGTTTTGGTTCCGGTGCTGTAGCCGAAGGCTTGCCTAGGTCACAGCGCTGGGATTTCCCTGAGTGGCCAGATAGGCTGGACTCTGTCCTACCTAAGTGGCGTTACTCACGGAATCTCCCTTTTTGGGATACCGAAACGACGGTGGCCCTCGGAGCCGAACGCCCTGTAAGGGTCATTACGGTTCCTAAGACGCAAGCGAAACCTCGAGTTATCGCGATTGAACCCTCTATTATGCAGTTTGCACAACAGGGGCTCAAGAACGAACTCTATCATGAGATAGAGACCTCTCCCCTCAGGGAGATTCTCGGGTTTACTGATCAGACTCGCAACCAGAGATTGGCACAAGTTGCCTCTATCACTGGTGAGCTTGCTACACTCGATTTGAGTGAAGCGTCTGATCGTGTCCACTTGAGCGTGGTTCTACACGCGTTCAAGAAGTGGCCTCACACCCTGGATTACATCCTGGCGTGTAGGTCGCGGACCGCTGATGTAAACGGTGAAGTTGTTCACCTTCACAAGTTTGCGTCCATGGGCTCTGCTCTGACATTCCCTATCGAAGCGATGGTCTTTACGACCCTCGCCTCGTTGGGAATGACTCAGCAGTCTCGAATCCGGCCCAATCAGTTGATTGGGTCGCTCAGCGTTTACGGAGACGACATTGTCGTTCCCGTATCCGCAGTGGCCGACGTTGTTCGCTACCTTGAAGCTTTTGGCTTCAAGGTGAACAAGCGCAAGTCTTTCTGGACTGGAAAGTTCAGAGAGTCTTGTGGAGATGAGTATTTTGACGGCTCAGATGTGTCCGTCATTCGTCTCCGTGCCGATGTTCCAACATCGCGTCGGGATGCAGTTCTCGTGAGAAGGTTTGTCAAGTTCCGGAACCGTGCTTACACGCACGGACTCTGGGCATTGACAAAGGCATGTGATGATATCCTTGCGGATGTTCTTCACATTCCGGTTCGCTCTTTCCGAGACGAACTGGAAGCACCTTCGGATGTCCTTTCTCGAGTAACTTTTACCCATGTTCCTTGGAGAGCTGTCTTTGACAGCAATCTGCAGAACTGGGTGGAGCGATTCCCGAAAGTACACTCCAAATCGTCACCGGACGTTTCCGATGGCGAAGGAGGCCTTCTTCGGTGGTTCACTGAGAATCATGATACTGGTCAGCACCAGCCTGATCCGTATGAGAGCCAAGAACGTGCCCATACGTTCCGAATCAAATGGGCGAAGGCCGTGCGCTTACCTAAGCGCACGGAGCTAGACGAGAAATAGTCTAGCTTGCGGGCGGTTCCATGTTTGGAACCGTGGGGGATG